CTCAGCAACACCCGCTGTTTTTTCTAAACCTGCACCCCTTAAACCCATAGCACCACCAGAAAATATCATTGATAAATCACCTAATACACCTATAGGATCTTTAATAAATGATCTCTTTGCTTCTTTTAGACTTCCATATCTGTCTTTGAAGTAAGAGTTAAATGCATTTGCCATATCTTTTTGCTGTTGCCCAAGAGTTGTTACTTGAACATCTAAACCCATAGCATCTAACGCATTTAGTCCTTGACCACCCATAATTTTCATGAATGTCTCAACCATTTTCATTGGATTATCAGTTACTGCATCATACATTTGACTCATGTAACGATTGTATGACTCTGGTGAGTTTTGGAGTGCTTTCCATACAGTTGTTTGTAGATTTGCTTTGTCCATTTGATCATTACGAATAGACTCTTGAATTGCCATCTGTCCATTACGAAATTGCTCTATTTGTTCTGCTGTAGCACCTTCAGGAATTGACCAACCTTCTAATACAGGAACATCTGATTCTTTTAGACCTTGAGTCATAATAAACTCATCGATCATTGCATCAGTAACACCCTCTGGTAAGTTGTAATTTGCTCTTACTTCGTCTCTAGTCATTACTAATTACTCCTCTGGTACTAACCTGCCATTTTTAATAACAAGTTTTTTCTTGGATGAATATGGAACAATTGGTTTAAGCGGTCTATCAATGTAGTCATAAATACCTTCATTAAGATTAGCGTTGTACTTCTCAATTGCTTCATTAATAATTTCTTTTCGTCTTTGTGTAATTCTAATTAATGCTTCTCTTTGTTGTGTAACAGAACCAGTAAGTGATTGTTGCATGAACTTTCTTTCTTCTGGTGTATCGAAACCCCTAGCACCAACACCTAAAATACTAATTAATGGGAATACTTCTGAACCTGTAAGTGCTTCTAAATATTCTGTATTGCTTAACTGGTCTACATTATCAACACCTGCTAAACTAAGTGCTTTCGATATACTTTTTCTAATATCTTGTGCAAAACCTACAATAGGTGCGTCATCACCTTGTTTATTTAAAAGTTTTAGCGTTTCATCTATTGTCATTAGTTGTCTATTTGCTTTTTGTGCAGTTTTAATAGTTTCAAAATCTTCTTTAGCAAATAGTTTTGAACTTTCTGTTGCTTGTGCACTTTGCTCTTCTTGTACTGGTTTAATACTACCTGTAGATGAAACATTGTAAAGTGCATTAGGCGGTAGACTTGTGCCTAATCTTTTATTAATTTCTGCACCTGTTTCTTGTGTGTATCTTGCTTTACCTAATTGAGTTAATGCTTGTGTTGCAGTCATTTGTCCTGACTCTAATGCAAGTGCTATATCCTCTCTACCCATGTTTCTTGCTTGTGTTGCTAATCTAGCATTACCTTTTCTAGTTCTAGCAACTTTTAATTGTTCTTTTAAGAAAGACGCAACATTTGGATCTGGGTTATCACGCATTGTATTAAATGCCATTGCCCAAGATGCCATAACTTCTGGATCATTAAGGTTTTCTCTTAGACCTGACATGAATCTATCAGTAAGACTTGGTTTTGCCAATTGATCATCAATATTGTTAGTTGTGATTGGCATTTTGTCTACATCTGCTTGAGTTATAGTTGTTTTATCACTTGCTACAGGTTGATTAGGAAATGGTCTACCTGCTTCTATTTCTGCCTGTGATGCTTCGCCATAAAAGTCATCATCTCCACCTGCTACAGGTTTATCTCTAAGATATTGATTCCATTCTGACAATGACATTGGTGATTTATCACCTATAGTGCCTCTTAGGTTGTTGTAGTCTGAACCAGTACCATAAAAAGACCCTTGATCATCTGTATATCTAAATTTTGCTTCTTCAATACCTGTAGGTTCTACTACTTGCTCTGGTCTGCCATAAACTGTTTGAGCAGATTCTGCATTAATTACATCTGGTCTGTCTGGCAAACTAACTCTTTCAGTAGGAACATAATTATCAACAATCATGTTTTGATCACCATAACCAAAGATACTTGGATCAATAGTTTGTCCTTCTTGAGGATAAGATTGATCACCAACCATTCTTTGTGGTGTTGCAACAGAGTTCATTAATCTTGCTAGATCCATATTTCTAACTGATGAACCTGAAGGTGCTACTGGTGAACTTTCTGGTTGTAACAATCCAAGTAGTCCTTTTCTTACATTAGTTAATAATTTCTCATTAATTGCCATAATATCTTCCTAGTAATCTGCTACACCTATTTCACTTGCATAATCAGATTCATCTTGTGCAGACCAACCACCGCTATCACTATATGAATCACTCATATCAACTGTGCCACCTAAACCTGCAATACTACCCGCTCCGATTCCACCTGTATAAGGACTTCCGTATCCACCACCATATGGACTAACTGATTCACCACCGCCGAAAAAGTTAAAACCACTATTAGGCAAACCTAAACTTTGTCCTACACCGCCTATTCTTTGACCTAGATTATCGAAATAATTACCAAATGATGCGGGAGATTGACCATAATTAGTAAACATGCCAACAGTTGTACCTCTGCCATATTGAGCAGGATCTTCCATTGCTTTGATGTTACGCATAACACCATATACAGGTACTGCGAATTGCAATACTGTATCTAATAGTCCGCCTTCTTCAGTTAAATTCATTAGAAGAACGATCCTAAAATTGAACCACCACCTGATGTTTTACCCATAGATGCTAGTGTTAAATAATCAAACAATCCACGCTGATTTGTTGTTGTTTGTGTTTGAGGTACTGGAGTTGCACCTAATGCACTTGTTACATAACCTAGTGAAGTAACTGGTGCTTGTGTGTATTGACCATATTGTGCTTTTGCTTGATCAATAAGTTGCTGTTGTAATGCTCTTTGCATTGCACCTTGTTGCATCATGTTTTGCTGAACTGTTTGTCCCATACCAAATCCAAGATTAGCAATATCTGCAAGTTGTCTTGATGCACCTAGTCTTTGTTGTGCACCCGATAGACCTGCTTGTTGGTTTGCTAATTGTGCTTGTAATCTGTTTTGAATATCTTGTTGTGCCATTTGCTGTGCAGTTTGGAAACCTGCTTGTCTTTGCTGTGCAGAAACTTGACCTAGTTGTTCCGCTACACCACGACCTAATTCTGACATTGCAACACCATGTCTTGATCCACCAAATGCTCTTGCTTGTTGTGCTTGTCTTGCTAAGTCCTGCATACCCATTTGAGCACCACGAAGAATATCTGCTTGAGATGCTTCGATTACTTGTTGTGTATAAGGATTTTGATATTGACCAATGTTAGTAGATGCTAATTGACCTGCTTGTACTTGCTGAGGTTGATAACCCATTCCTGCAACTGTACCTGCTCCTGCACCATATAAACCTTGTGCTGATGCAACATTTATATTAGGTGTTGCTGTTTGTTGTCCTGATGCCCCTGCCATAATTATCCCTCGTAAAGTTTGCCGTAGCGTTGTGCAAACTCTGGTTGTTTTCTTTGCACTTCTGCTAATGCTTGTTCATATAAAGGTGCTGATGAATATCCAGAAACCATTTGACCACCACCAATATCATACTGTTGTGGTTGAGGCATTCCTGCCATTGCGTTCATACCTTGAGGTGCAAGACCAAATGCTTGTGCTTGACTTACTGTACCTTGCATTGCTTGTTGTTCCATAGGACTAAATCCTGCAATATCTACACCATAGTAAGGCATATAACCAATTTGTTGTGCTTTTTCTGCTCTTTCTAGGTTTCTGATAGCAGGTTCTTTGATCCAATCTGGAATTTCTGTTGTTGTTGTTTTGCCACCGCCTTTACCGCCACTCATTTTAGAACTCCTTTGCTAATACTGTTTGATGGGTTTGCCATCCTCTGCTTTTTAATGCTTTTGTCCAACCTTTTCTGCCTGAGAGTGTCATTCCTTCGCATCCTTGTGCTTTCGCCCACTCTAAGGAATTATCATGTAATTCTAGCACTTTGTCCATTTTACCACCTGCTAGGAACACATGAAATACTTTCTTGTTAGGATACACGACTATTTCAGTTATTGCACATGCTTTTTCATTACACCATAACTGCATATGTCCTGATAGAACTCCATCAACTATATCTTTAAAATCGTGTGTATTACCACCTTTATCTAATGCATCCATAATCCAGTCTTTACAACGGACTAATTCTTCCATTACTTTCATGATGTTGTGATTTCGTTTATTGTCATTGTTATACTAGGTGTTGCAGGTGCAAACGCTGTTGCTGATTCAGGTTCTATATACAAATCTAAATCATCTACCGCCCACATTGCTTGTAGGTAATCTCCTGCACTAAAACTAAATATTCCGTTTCTTGTTACCACTTTTCTTTGTCCGTTTTCGTGGACTGTGCTAATAATTCCTGAGTTTGCTACATCTACACCATTGACTCTAGGAAAGAAATAAACTGTTTTTGTTGATGCACTTGTAGATTCCATCGTAGCAGTAAATGTAATTAGATACTTACCCGCTTTTGCAAAATCAATTCTTGATGAATCACCACTATTAATACTAATATTGTTAGTCAAAGCACTATTGTTAAATGTAACAGCGTATGCAGTATTTATAGCAGTTGCTGTCTGTGTAGTAGTATCGTAGAACAATCCATGACTACCTTCATTTATGCCTCCACCCTCTGATAATGGATGCCACGCACCATCATAAGAAACAATTACTTTTTTATCAGATCTACGCCACATTAACGCACCATCTTGATACGCTGAATCTCCAGAAGTAAAGTTAGATAGTTTATCTCTAGTAGAAGATAACCATTTATTTAAACTCTCTCCCCATACTTTCCAACGATCACCTAATGGTGGTGGTGGATTGAACGCACTCATCTACGCCCACCTGCCTTTGCTTCTAAACGCATAACACCAACTCTCCAGTTACTATTTCCGTTTCCTTCTATTCTCATACGAATTTGTCTACCTGTGAATCTCGTAGATACTGGATTTCCCATAGTTAATAAATCATGTGAAGTCTCGGTATCATTTGGATAGAATCGTGTCTTAAATCGAACTTTTACTTCTCCCTGTGTTAATTCATCAGGAATCAGTTTATTTACTTTCATAATTTGATCACCATTGCCTAGTGATATAGGTGCAGATTCTACAAATGGAGTTTCTCCACCATGCGTATAACCTGTTTCATGGTTGTATAAGTTGTTACTAGCGTCTATCCATATTGGATTTCTAAATACGCCACTATCAACACCCGCTGTACGCTCTAGTGCTCCAATTTCCCAATGGTTTTCTTTGTAATCAAAAGCAACATATTTATCACATTCATTTGATCCACCAGAAGGATAAAACCACCAAATCTCACCATATTGAGCATTATTTACTGCAAATGCTTTTGTTATTTGGTCTCTGTTAATATCATCAAATACATAATCAGACACTTCACAAGGTAATTCTTTTGCTACAGATCCATCAAACATAAAGAATGCTCTTTTACCCATCCAAAATGCACCTTCATCAATTGCTACTAATGTCTTTCTTGATGCTATACCACATGCTGTACCAACTCTTTCAAACCCGTATACAAATGGAGCACCTTGATAAGTAGCAGTATGTGCATCGTTATCTGTTAAGATTAATGATCTGCCTTTCAATCTACAACCGCACATAATTTGTCCAGTTGTTTGTAATTCAAAATCACCTGCTTGGTTTGTAGCACTTGGTGTCCATAATGTATTATTTTCTTGATCGCACCATTGGATTTTTCTAGGGTTGCCACCTGCACCTAATAAAAATACAAAACGCTCTTCTGTAACAAACATTGCTCTATTGTCTACTGGTGCATTACTTACTGCTTGTGCTACTGTTCCAGTATTTAATGTCCACTCATACAATATGCCATCATCTGCTGTAAGTGCTAATAAATATTCACCCCAATTATCTAATGACCAAGTAGTAACTTCTTGAAATACGCCAGTTGAAGGTTGTGAAGTACCATACAAACTATCTTGATCTGCACTTGATAATGTACCACCATAATATCCACCACCATATCCAGTATTATTTGTTGCTGTTGCACTACCACTTGTAAAACCAGATGGTGTTATGTCATATACAGTTCCACCATCAGTAATGTAATATAAATTTGATTCTGTTCCGATTGCTAAGTTTGAGTTGTCTGAATTATCAACCCACGCAATCATTCCTCTTGTTACGCCAGATACTGTTGCACCTGCTGTTGCTCTTTGTGTCCATCCACCGATAGGTCTTAATGATTGGTTGTGCCATCTAACTAAATTAGCATCACGCCATCTGCCTTGATTTTCATAATCTGTTCCGTTTCTGGATATTCCTGCAGGTAATTTTAAAGGTATTAAACTCATGCGACTAATTTCTCCCAAGTTGTAGAAGTTTCGCTTATTGTAGTCCAAGTATCTGTAGAGCGTGAAATAACCTCCCACTTTTCTCTACCTACTACTGCTTTACTTGATGTAGAAGATATTGTTGCACCACTACTTCTTACTCTTACATTATCTGCTATGACACTTGCAGTTGCTGTTGTAATAGATGATGCACTAGCAGTTATTCTTCCTACTCCAGACCAACTAGATGTGGATGATACTACTGCACCAGATTCTCTTACTCTACTACCATTTGCGTTTGATGTAGCAGTTGTAGTTGAACTTGCACTAACAGTTGCATCTGATTCGCCTACTCTTAATCCACTTACAGTAGTTGTTACTGTTGGATTTGCTGTTGCACTTGCTACTACATTAAAATTAGCACTTGCTGAAACTGTTATTGTGGATGTAAGGGAAGCATCACTTTCTCGAACTCTCGTTGCTTGAATGGTAGCAACGGCAGTCGCAGTTCCAGTAGCACTTGCAAGAATGGTAACTTTACCACTTGCTGTTAAACTTGCATTACTTGAAACACTTGCAGAACCATATCTTGCTCTTTCAACTGATATTGTTGTAGTAGCACTAGCATTAACTGTCGCACTACCTTTCGCAGTCTTATAACCAGAAACACTTGTTGTAGAACTTACACTTGATGTAGCACTTACATTTCTAATTACTGAACCATTTGCAGTTGTGTTTACAGAAGTTGTAGAAACACCATTAATGAGAGCAGAACCCTCTGGTACTCTTCTTGCATTACAAGTGATGTTTGCACTTGCAGTAATTGTAGAAGAACTTTCTCGCTTTCTACTTGCATTACAAGTAATACTAGCACTAGCGTTTACTGTCGCTGATGTGCTTTGTTGTCTACCTGCTGTACAAGTTGTAGAAGAACTAGCACTCGCTGTAGCAGTACCTAAAAAGATTCCACCACTCGAGTATGCTAAGTTTCCATACTTAAATGAACCATAATAGTTAGAACCTTCAGATGGTGTTGATGCACTTACAAGTTGTCCATCAAAGTAATATAAATCACTCTCTAATGATGAAATGCTTGTCCATGCAGTTGTTGGTTCACCAACTACACCTATATTTTCTTCACCACCATAAGTACCAGTACCACCACCACTATAATTACCACTTTCTAATGCACCACCACCAGTAGTAGCACCAGTTCCATAACTGACACCATCTACCCATAGTTTTACTGTTCCACCAGACGGATTAAATTCCCATATAACTGAATGAGAATTGCCATCCATAGGCAGAGAAGAAGTTGGAACATCAAGGACAGCAGTATTTGAATTTGATGATGATAAACTTACACCACCATCACCTGCTCTTACTCTAAATGTTGCACCACTATCTCTAATGCCAACCCACGCACCAGTTCCACCACCACCATGTTCAAAAAGACATCCGTTAGAAGTATTAGATGAAGGTAAGACAACATTACAAGCGAATACGCCATTGTCATCTATATCTACATCTGAACCACCAATCGCTCCTTGCGATATGACTTTTGAAATCTGGTAAGTAAGGTCTAAACCAGAAAGTGGATTAATTGGCATTTTTTAGTCTAATGTAATATCTAAATCACCTGCAGGAACTCTAAATACATCACCAGTTTCAATAGTTTTGTCTGATGAAAGACCTGCGTATGCTAATTGATTACCACCAGTTGAGGCATCCATAACTGCTACTGCTACTACTGTTCCGTAATTTGCTGTTGCTGTTGGGAACTCCACATCTGCTGAGTTAGATGCTGTGTTGCCAGATACAGTAAATGCTACTGATTGTCTTGCATAAGCACCACCAGATACCTCAGTACCACCACCAGTATCTGTATTGTCAGTTGTAAATAATGCTAGATACAATGTAGATGGTGCGGTATATGCATTACCACCAAATACATGATCTAGTATCTCTGTTTCTAAATAGTTTGAAAAACTCATCCCATTCCCCTTATTTTAAGTGTTAAACCCGATCCACTCATACGAGCATCATCGGAACTGTCATTGAGTCTTTGTACAGAAGCACCATACATCTGTGCCCATACTCCAACCCTCTCATCTTCTGCAAGATACGGAGCAGAATGTAGTAACGCTCCGTAGAGGTATACATCTGGTGCATCTTCCAGTAACCAGTTTGTAGTATTGCTATCTGACAAACTAGGTATCTTTGCAAAATATAGTAGTTCTGTATTGGTTGTTTCATTTGGAGTTGGAAATAACTCGAACTGACTATCTGCGTGTGTGTAATATCTTGGTGTGCCACTCATGTTTTCATTGCCATAGCGTTTATCTTCTATTGCTTTACGAGACATTAAATCTAGTGGACTTGTACCACCATCAGTAATATGAAAGCGTATAGTTTCTATCCAGTCAGAAGGTATTTGCATATAAGCATCTCCCGCTGATTGTTGTCCACTTGCTCTTACTTCCATTCTCCAATGGCGTAAATCTCTATTCATTTGTGCTTCTGCTAACTGA